AGCAGGAACAAGAACCGCTTCAACTGGATGGTTAGAGAAATTTGGTTTAACTAGACCTGTACCAAATGAAGATTGGCATATTCAACCTACTGGCCTTGTTGGCACAGGAGATGCTCCAATTGTTGCCAATAAAACTGGAGAAGCGGTTGATGCTAGTAAAGGAACTAAAGATACCAAATTAACTGCTGAAGCTCCTGCACCAACTTCAGGAGCAGCCGTTTCTCAAGCGTCTAATGATGTTGCTGTTGGCCAAAGGCAACAAGGTAAACCATCAACACCAATTATTGTTAAGAATACCACAATTAATAATAATAAATCAACCAATACTCAATTGGCTGGTGCACCTAAAGATAATAACTCTACAAATAGTGCCTTGTTAGCAAGAGCCACGTAAAAAACCCCTGCCGAAGCAGGGGTCTAGCGCACTTGCATGGGACTTTTACTCAGCGTCTGCTAACGATTTAAAATAATCCAAATCATCATCTTCAGCTAATGAAGGTGCCTTTGCAGAAGGAATGCTCTTAGCATCTTCCGACTTGAATGGACTAATATCAGCAGATTCTGCCTTACTAGATGCTACTGGTGCACCTAGAACTTTGTCCAAACGACCTTTCAACTGCTCATAAGGTTTGAATTGTGATGGTGCAGTAAACTCTTTGAGAGAAAACTCTTTCTTCCACAATTCTTCCAATTTGGCATCATCACCATCATAGAGAGGACTTGCATCGGCAAATTCACTCTTGTCGTAGTTACGATAGCCTTCAACATTACGAATCTTCAACTTAAAGTTGGCACCGTCCCATAGGTCAAATGGGTTAACCGGTGTTTCATCAGCGAACTCTGGATTCATCGCCTCAGAAATCTTGTCGAAAATCTTTTTACCAAACTTATACAGTTTGATTTGACCTTCGTTTTCAGGATTGCTTGGGTCTGAAATAACCAAAATGTTGGCAATATATGTCAACTTACGCTTTTGCTTGCGAGCAATTTCTTTGTTTGCTTCGATACCAGAATTCCACAAAACATTATTATGTTCGCAGACTGGACACTTATCATTCAAAGTAGTCAAACAGTTATCAATGAACCAACCGCCAGGTCCCTGAAATCCGTGACTGAATGTGCGAACCCACGGTAAGGCATCATCACCATCAACTGCTGGTGCTGGGAGAAAACGAACAACAGCCATGCCGTTGCCAGATTTATCTACTGATGGTTGCCAAAAGCGAGTATCGTCTTTTGAACCGGCTTCTGATGAACCGGATTGAGTAGCTTCAATCGCCTTGGTTAGTTTATCCATGGAACTACGATTGCGCTTTAGATTTGCAAATGAACTCATTGTATTACCTCGTATTAAATGTATTAAATATATAACTTCTTGTCCACAGTATCATAATATAACTTTATTTATGTGCTTTGTCCAAAAGAATATTAAGCAACATGATAGTATTGCCAACATCCTTGTGATGAATACCTATTCCACCTGCTTTGTTAAAGGCATCAATAACATCTAAGGTATCATCAATTAAGATGCTATCTGGAGTAGCAAACTCCGCCTTTAATTTCCTACCTGCTACTACATTGACTTTCCATTTTTCGGAAAGGTTCATTGTTTTAATCCAAATATTCTTTTGAACTTCTACTTCACTATGGTACTTGTTACCACCAGATGAGGTAAGAATTTCCACATTTTCATGCAAAAAGTTTGTCTGAACATATGTGATTAATTCGGGACCACCTGGCCACCAATCGAGAGTTTCAAAGTTTTTACCTTCAATAAAAATCGTCCAATTGTTACTAAATGATTTTCTGTCCCGTGATGAACCTGGCGATTCACCAAATAATTCAATGTATCGCTTTTCAAAGTTGGCAATTACGCCATCCATATCTAAGTATAATTTCATAATATAATCTTTCTCAATATCAACTTGTATTTTACTACATCAAAGGTAAGAAAAGAGGCATACTTGGTGATACTCTGCCTGTAATCAGGCCATCGTATTGTATCGGTAATTTTCCTATCCCACATTGGCAAGAATTGTAGGATTGCGTTTAGGACGATTAGAGTTTCTGGTGCTATCTCCTTACGCAAGGCCATCGTTAGAAGTCTTGGATGGTCTCCATTACTTGACAATACATCGTTTGGATCTTTACAATCTTCAAAAATAACTTTACAATCATTCTCAAAGGTATATGCCATAGACTGAACAATCTTTTGCCTTTCTTTGAAGGCAATATCAGCTTCTTCTTGTAGCAAATCACCTGCCCATGCTTTACCATTAACAAATAGGTTAGCAATTACAAATTGGGTATATTCGTCTTTGTTTGGATACTTGCGGGAGAGTTTGTAGAAATGGTATTTGTCCCTACGATTCTCAAAAGTGGTGGAACTAATATTACACTTACCATTATACTTGAAATAATCGTAGTCGCTGGTAAAGTGTAATTTTAGTGTGTGATAAATTGAAAATGCTTCATAGCCTGTCATATTGGCAATCTAGGACTCTTATTCTTTAACATATTGTTTTCCATTGCATCACTTTCAATTCTGGCTTTTAAATTAGCATTGACCAAGGTCGAAGCTACTTCAATTTCAAGTCCTGTGCGTTTACAATGTTCTACAATCGCTTCAATATAATTATAGCTAGTTTCAGCAACCAACTTATCAATCTCTTTAGCGAACTTCATCATTTCATCTTTAGTCGGCATCAGTATCTACCAAGTCTAATTGTCCCTCAAAGTTGAAGCCACAACCTTTTAAAAACATTTGAAATTCACCAACAATTTCATTTAAAGATTCGCCATTAAACTCCACGGTTTTCTTTGATACGATACCACTTGACCATGGCATTGGATCATCTTCACAAATAAAAGTAAATTTACTCATTGTCTAATACTCCTCAATTTACGACATTCATTTCTAACTTCAGGCGGAAAATCAGTTGATATCTCCGCCATTCTACAATCATATATCATGCCATGACTTTGATGGCCATAATTATACACAATATACACCACCAATATGATGGTGCATATTGCTAAAGCAACTAAACCTAAAACATCACTTAACAATGGTCTCATATAAGGTCTCAAACTGTTCATGTGTGGCAACTTCTTCATCATAATTCTGTTTGTGATATACTTTAACTAACTTTGCTACCAATTTTTTAGGTAACTGTAAATCTTTAGAGATGGAGGCGATAGATTCTCTAATGTAATCTTTTTCACCATCCATTCTAGTCATTGATGCTGAACATTCACGCAAGCAGTCCAAAAGTTTCTTCTGGTCTGCTGGATTACTAATCTGATTAATACTCAATTGAACTACTGCCATAATATACCTTTCTGTTTATTTTTTACTTGAAGCTGCGTATGCCACACAAATTGTATCTGTGTTGGTCACAAATGAACAACGAACTGAAATTGGATCCAATCCTTTTGCAATCGCTGAATCAATATTTCTTGACATCAGGATTCTGTCGTTGACATTATAATAAGTGGTAGCAATAATAGCTGATACAACTACTGTAGCTAGTGCAATCACCAATGTTTTGATATCTTTGAGTAATTCACTCATATTTTTATTTCCTTTTTCATCGTTTGTATATCTGTGTTTCTTTTATAAAATATATGTCTACCAATTTGTGTTGTCTTTGGTAATCCCCATTGAGGATTAACATAATCGGCATGATAATATGTAGCGCCTTTGGTGACATCATCCATATTGTCATAATTCATAAGAACATATACTGCTAGATTACGGATTTCATTATACAACGAATTAGTGTTACTTGTCAAGTGTTTCGTGGTAAAGAATGGTTGACATACCCACGAAAATTGGCACATTCCGTTTGTTTTTTGTTTTACTACACCACATACGTCATTAGCGTAATTCCCTGATGCTAAGCGGTTAAGAGTAACAAGAGCAACGGCAATTTGTCCTTCTCTTGATTCATTTTTAGCTTCATAATAAATGTTTTCAGCAAGGCAATCAACTTGCAACTGAACTGGTTTTGATAATGTGTTGTAATTGATGTTAAATGGCAAATGATATACATTTATATTCTCAGCTGCCACTACTGCAAACATTAAAATTGATGCTGATAATATAATACTTGATAGTATTGTTTTACTTCGCAATTCTTTCTCCTGTGTTTTTTGCCGGAGAGCCAAAGGCTCCCCGTCCCAATCAAGATGCTTTCTTGGTTTTTACTTCAGCAGGTGCTGGAGTTTGAGATACGAAACCATTAAGAGCTTCCGCTTTCTTTATGATTTCTGTTTCGCTTGGGAATAGTGGAAAACCCGGATGTGAAGGCGGTGTTTCGCCTTTTAATCGAGCTGACTCGATTTGGGTTTGCCAACCGTTAGATATAATCTCACGCTGTCCGTAATAATCATCGGTGAGCATATCTTTGGCCATTTTTAAGAGTTCTAGCCGTATCTCATAGGGTGTCATAGACATTGTAATACTCCTGTGTGTGTAGTATCAGCGATTGTGTGTTGTGCTGACAGGTTTATTTATAAGCTTTTAATCCCACAATGCTTCGTAATACTTTCCAAATAGGCGATAACCATTTGTTTTTCTTGCCTGGTGAGATTTTAATCCATCCCAATCAACTTTGGTTTTACTTACATAGTTACCATCTCTATCCCAAGGAAAACCACCAGGCTCATTTTCTGAATGGTCAAAGAAAGGAGATTCATCATCATCGGTAACTTTTTGTTCAAAAGCCCAAATCATTTCGTCAAGAATCCAATCCCATCTTTGAAAATGAAACTCATCTGTATCCCATTCTTCTTCTTTTGGTTTTGCACTTGTGCTTTTAAGATTATCAGGAACATCTTCATCATCGGTCATTGGTGCACCGTGTTTTGTTTCTTTTAATTGTTTCAACATCGGTAAAACAATATCAGCCAAGGTGTGATCCATTGACCATGTATCCCAAAAATCAATTTTTATATATTGAAATCGTGGATGAACAAAATCTAAGAACTTTTGCCATGCTGTGCAAATAGGTTCTAATACTATATTGATTTTTTTAACGATTGGTTCATCATAGTCAATTTCACGCCAAAAGAAAATCTTTTCAGCAATTTTGTATGGTGATATCCAATGGCTACGATATTTTGAAGTATAGATTTTCATTTTGTAAGTGTGTAACAAAAATAAACAAAGGCACTTGCAAGCGTTAACTTGAAGAATAGACCAAATACAAATAACAAAGGTTTTCTAAGAATATAAACTACCAATGTTGCAAATAACACAATGAAGAACATATTGCTATCCACAAACTCATCATACTTATGAATTGTTGGCGGATTGTCAATTACTTCGTGGATTGTTTCTGTAATAAGTGGCATAATGAAGCTATTATACTACAACCATTGGATTTTTGAGGTAATAATTGCTGATGATTTGTTTCAATGGCGGCAAGTATGCCTTCTTGCTACGAACAAATACCTGTGATTGCCCATCTTCAACGGCAATTACCACAACGATTCTGTCAATGGGTTTGCCTGTAATTTCTTCAAACATTTCTGCATAACAGGTGCATTGTTGAAAATAGTTTTGAATGTATCCCTCTAACTTTTCTTTGGTGGAAGTTTTAAAGTCAATCACCGCAATTTCATTATCCCACTCAGCAATACAGTCAACTCGACCAGCAATCTTTAGGTTATCTGAATAAAGTGGTTGTTCAATAGAGTAAAT